CTTATGCTGGATGCGAAACTTTAAAATTCACATAGATCTTCTAGACTTACAACAATATATTCACGTTCTAGATTTAACAGAATTTAACCAATGTTTTATGATTTATTTTGTAGAAGCAGACAATCCAGACTGCGCATTACACACACTACTATATAGGATAAAATTCATGATTATGGAAACAAGCTCAGATATTCAATATAGAATATTATGTAGAAAACTTAAATATCTTATTAGGATAGATAGAATAGAGTCTTTATGAGAAGAAACTACAACAATGAAGAATACAGAAAATTCAGACTATCTGTCTTAAACAGAGACAGGTTTAAATGCCAGATGCCTAATTGTAAAAGTAAGAAAAACCTAAACGTACACCACATAAAAACTTGGGCTAATGCGTCTTCCTTGAGGTACGAACCGTCGAACGGAATTACCCTTTGTAACCATTGCCACAAATTAATAACAGGAAAAGAATCCCACTACGAAACTTTATTTAGAGAGATTATAAATGGCTAAATATAAACAAGCTCCAGATTTTACTGTCATTAAAGACACTAGAGAACAAGATGGTTATTACTTCAGCAAGTTTAACACTTGTGCTGGAATGATTGAACATAAACTAGACACAGGAGATTATTCAATAGAAGGACTAGAAGATAAAATATGCATAGAAAGAAAAGGGTGCGTAGAAGAGTTAGCTATTAATTTAGGACAAAAAAAACATGCCTTTATTAATGAAATAGAAAGAATGAAACCTTTTCCTCATAAATATCTAGTGTTAGAATTTTCTTTATCTGATTTGTTAAAATTCCCTAAAGATACTAGAATACCTGTAAGGAATAAATCTTCCTTGAAGATAACTGGTAAATATATGTTGAAGTGCCTAATAGAGTTTGAATTATATAATGACGTACACGTACTCTTCTGCGGAGACAAGCATACAGCATTTCTTGCTGTTAGCAGCATTTTCAAGCGAATTAACGAAATGTACACAATCGGGAGGAAGACGTAAAATGATTGAAAAAGACATATTATACGATTATCACAACTATAGTTGTAATATAGGTTCTAGAGAGATATTCTTACACAACCACTACGGCAGTAATGACGAAGACAATCCGGGTGTTGAGTATAAGATGTCCAATACATTCATAAAAAATTTACGAGCTTTGGATGCTAAATCATCTGATCAAGTTACAATTCACATGCATAGCGTTGGTGGCGAATGGTCTGATGGCATGGCTATTTTTGATGCTATTACAATGTCTAGATGTTATATTACAATGGTTGCTTATGGTCAGGTTGAATCTATGAGTAGTATCATTTTCCAAGCAGCTGATACTAGATATATAACTCCAAATACATACTTCATGTCCCACTTTGGCTCTACCTCTGCTAATGGGGAATATTTAAGTGTTCAGAATTGGGTTAAGTATGAAAAAATTATTTGTGATACAATGTTAGATATTTATGCTAAAAAATGTTTGCATGGTAAATACTTCCAAGAAAGACATGAAGGAAATCCAACTATGGGAAAAGTAAAAAACTTTTTAAATACAAAACTAAAATCTGGAGATTGGTACATCAACGCTGAAGAAGCAGTTCATTATGGATTCGCAGACGAGATTATAGATTCATGGGAAAAAGTAAAATAAAAAAAATTGACGAAGCTTGGCTAGGCTTAGAGTCTATAGATGTAGACTTTTTTAATCCTATGTCAATACTTAATGTGTCAGATGACGATTTCAATCTTAAGCTAGCTTGGCTTATGACAAGACCTGAGTATCTATCATTTATTTGTAAGGAAGTATTAAACGTACAGCTCTTACCTTCGCAAGCGCTCTTCCTTGAGGAAATATGGAATAGAAAATTCCCAATGCTCATCGCTAGTCGAGGATTTGGAAAGTCGTTCATGCTTTCCCTGTACGCCGTACTTAGAGCGCTCATACTGCCCCGCAGAAAGGTAGTTGTGGTAGGAGCTGCATTCAGGCAGTCTAAGGTCTTGTTTGAGTATATGGAGACAATATGGCGCAATTCTCCAATGCTTAGAGATATATGCGATGGTGAGAGTGGCCCTCGCAGAGATACGGATAGATGTACTCTTAGACTGAACGATAGCACTGTAACTTGCCTACCACTTGGTGATGGTCAGAAGATCAGAGGTCAACGTGCTAATGATATTATAGCTGACGAATTTGCATCTATCCCAAGAGAAATATTTGAAAACGTCGTAGCTGGTTTTGCCGCTGTTAGTGCAGACCCTATTGATAACGTAAAAAGATTAGCTGCACAAAAAAAAGCAGAAGAGCTAGGAGTAGTACTAGAAGAAGAAAAGAGAGAAGTACAGAAAGATAATCAAATTATTTTATCGGGTACAGCTTATTATGATTTTAACCATTTTGCAACTTATTGGAAAAAATGGAAATCTATTATACAAAGCCAAGGAAATAGAAATAGACTTAGGGAAATATTTGGAGAAGATCCTCCAGAGAGCTTTGATTGGACCCAGTATTCCATTGTGCGTATGCCTTACGAATTATTACCTAAAGGTTTCATGGACGCAGATCAAGTAGCAAGATCAAAGGCTACCGTTCATACTGGCATATACCAAATGGAGTATGGAGCATGTTTCACTAGGGATAGTCAAGGATTTTTTAAACGATCCCTAATTGAATCCTGTGTAGCTTCTGAAGATGGCAATGTAACAGATAAGGATAATAACATAATTACATTTGACTCCATACTAATGGGAAACAAGGATAAAAAATATATTTTTGGCGTTGACCCTGCTTCTGAGGTTGACAATTTTAGTATTGTGATTCTAGAAGTATGTCCTAATCACAGACGTATAGTGCATTGCTGGACGACGAATAGGTCAGAACATAAAGAAAAAGTCAAGAAAGGATATTCTACTGAGACGGACTTCTATTCCTACTGCGCCAGAAAAATAAGAGATCTAATGAAATTATTCCCCTGTATTCATATCGCAATGGATGCTCAAGGAGGCGGCGTTGCAGTTATGGAATCGCTGCATGATAAAGATAAAATAAAAGAAGGCGAAGTGGCTATTTGGCCCACCATAGATGAAAATAAAGAAAAAGATACTGATGGCGAAAGAGGTCTTCATATCTTAGAGATGTGTCAATTTGCTAAGTATGATTGGTTGGCAGAGGCTAATCATGGGATGAGAAAAGACTTTGAAGACAAAGCATTATTATTCCCAAGGTTTGATAGCGTTTCTTTAGCAATATCAGAACATGAAGATAACACAAAGCTTAGAATGTTTGACACTTTAGAGGAATGTGTTCTTGATATAGAAGAGCTTAAAGATGAATTATCAATGATACAGATGACTCAGACAACCTCTGGTAGAGACAGGTGGGATACTCCACAAGTAGTTGTGGGTACTGGAAGAAAGAGTAAAATGAGAAAAGATAGATATTCTTCTTTATTAATGGCGAACATGGCTGCTAGAGTCTTGCAGAGAACTCCAGAACAATCTGACTATGAATTCTATGGAGGTTTTGCTACTGAAAGCTACAAACCAAAAACAGATGAAAATCTTTATACAGGACCATCTTGGTTCTCTGATCAGATGAAAGATGTGTATTAATGTATATGCAATCCAATTAACAATTCAATTGAGGATCAAAAGATAATGCCTAACGATAATATGATAACTTGGAACGACGGTGACGAGGCTGGTAAAGCAAATGCTTTCTCAAAGTTTTCTGATAGTGTAAACTCCTACACAGGTCTTAACAAGTCTCAAGGTAGCCATTATAGGCATTTTATAGACATCGAGCCAAATCGCTCTGTTAAGCCGGGATTCACCTCTCAAGACTACTACGCCTTTAGACCAGATGAAGCTGTTCCTCAACAGCAACGTAGAATCATTAAAATGTGTATGGATGCTTACGATAAGGTTGGCATCATTCGCAATATAATTGACTTGATGGGGGATTTTGGAAGTCAAGGCATTCAGATTGTACACAGAGATAAAACTGTTGAAAAGTTCTATCAGCAGTGGTTTAAAAATGTGAATGGGAAAGAACGCTCTGAAAGATTTTTGAACAATTTTTACAAGACAGGTAATGTCATAGTCCATAGGAGCTATGCAAAGATTACCCCTCAATTGAAGCAGTATATGAAAGCTCTGTCTAGCGACATCAAGGTTGAAGTACCTCAAGCTCCAGCTAATGAAATACCTTGGAGATATAATTTCTTTAACCCACTAACTGTAAAAATGAAAGACGGTAAACTGTCTTTATTCATGGGGCTACAGAATTATACCATTACAACTAATTCTTTTTTTGATAAGTTTAAGGCTGGGGAAATACCTAGCCATGTCTTAGAAACTCTTCCTCCTGCCATGAAGCAGAGTCTGATTAGAGGAGAAAAAGACATACCTTTAGATCCAGAAAGACTTAGCGTATTTTACTATAAAAAAGACGATTGGAAACAATGGGCCAATCCTATGATCTACGCTATCCTTGATGATATTGTAATGTTAGAAAAAATGAGATTAGCTGATATGTCTGCTCTTGATGGGGCTATTTCTAATATTAGATTATGGACTTTGGGCAATTTAGATCACAAGATTCTACCTAATAAATCTGCTATCAATAAACTTAGAGATATACTAGCTAGTAATGTTGGTGGAGGAACTATGGAGCTTGTCTGGGGTCCAGAGCTTTCCTTTCAAGAGTCCAGTAGTGAAGTCTACAAGTTTTTAGGTTCAGAGAAATACACATCCGTGCTTAACAGTATATATGCAGGTCTTGGAGTTCCCCCAACTCTTACTGGCATGGCTGGCAATGGCGGTGGATTTACTAATAACTTTATATCACTCAAAACTCTTCTCGAAAGATTGCAATACGGTAGAGACCATTTAGTTAAATTCTGGGAAAAAGAACTAGAGATTGTAAGAAAATCTATGGGCTTTAGATATAAGGCGCACATACAGTTTGATCAAATGACTTTATCTGACGAGGCTTCTGAGAAGAATTTACTTATACAACTTGCTGACAGAGATATTATTAGTCACGAGACGCTTCTTGAGAGATTTAAAGAAATACCTCAAATTGAAAACATCAGAATTAAACGGGAATTAAACAAACGAGACACTGTTGGTCCCGATAAGGCAAGTCCTTTTCATAACGCTAATCATAAGCAAGATATGGAAAAGATTGATAAGCAAGCAAAAATTAACAAACAGAAGGAACCCAAACAAGAGACTAAGCAAGACGAAAAACCTTCTGATCCTAACGGTAGACCTTTATTTAAGAAAGATGATAATCCTAGAAAACAAAGGGTTGACAAACCTAAGTCTAAGCCGGGAGTAGCAGAATTAATTGTATGGTCTGACGCTACTTGGTCTAAGGTTAGTGATGTGGTAAATACTGCCTATCTTAATACCAGCAAAGCATCTAATCTTAGACAGCTGACTAAGCAAGATGTTAAAAATATAGAAAAATTAAAATTAGATATATTTACCAATTTAGATGTACTTTCTGATGTGAGCAAATCCTCTATTATTAAGGTCTTAAAGTCTGGCTTGATTACTCCAAAATCATTTTCTGACAAGTTACATGCCAACAATATATCTCTTGAAGAGATGCCTATCGACACTTATCGCAAACATGTTGTTGGAACATTTATAGCAGAACACATTGAATAATACAGTATTTTCACTTTTTTGTGTATAATGTTGTTGAGAGGTGAATATGCAAATATATAAACAAGAAATTCAAGATGGTATTGCAGACGTTGTTCAAAGCAGCGCCAGTATAGCATATTGTATGCCTGCACAAATTTGTAGTGAATCAGAAACTGTTGACAACGCTTTCGCTCATCAAATTAAGGCTGAAAGCGCAAATCCTAAACAGATAGACTTGTTCTATCTTAAGTCAGTTTTAGTGTCTACTGGTTGGAATAAGAACGATGATGTATTTGACACTAGTGCTACTTGGGAGGCTAGAACAACTCCTGAAGACAAACAATTCAACCTTATGCACAATGAGAACGATATCATTGGACATATAACTGGTAGCTACGTTGTTGATAGAAATGGCAACGTAGTGAACGACGATACTCAGCCAGATGATTTTGATATTATCACCGAGGCTGTGTTGTATAATAGCTGGACAGAACCAGAGAATCGACAACGAATGTCTCAAATCATTGCTGAAATTGAAGAAGGCAAATGGTTTGTTTCTATGGAGTGTTTGTTTGCTGGTTTTGACTATGCTTTATTAGACGAAAATGGTAGTGCAAAACTTCTTGAACGAAATGAGGGTTCTGCATTTTTAACTAAACATTTACGAGCCTACGGTGGTACTGGAGAATACGAAGGCTACAAACTTGGTAGATCATTAAGACAAATTTCTTTTTCTGGTAAAGGTCTTGTATCTAAACCAGCAAATCCCAGAAGTGTTATTCTTGATACTAGCAAGGCTTTCTCTCTAAGTTCTAACTCAGATATTTTAACTACTTTTCCTAAAGGAGAAAATGACATGTCAGATATTAATCTTTTAGAGAAGCAGCTTGCAGACTTACAGAGTGAGCTAGCCTCTGCTAAAGAAGAAAACAAGATGCTTCATGATCAGGTCGAGGCTGCTTCCGCTAAGAAGCAGGATGAGACCATCGCCAAGCTTGAAGAAACAGTTGCTGAAAAAGAAGAAGCTATTAAGGCTTTGGAAGTTTCTGTAGCTGAAAAAGAAACTGCTTATACTGAACTTCACGAGTCTGTAGAAGCAAAAGATAAGGACTTCCAAGAAAAAATGGAAGAACTTAAGAAGATGAAGAAAGAAAAGAAGACTGAAGCTCGCAAGGCTGCACTTCTTGATCTTGGGTTCGATGCTGATGAAGCTGAAGAATCTGTTGCTTCTTACCAAGACTTTGACGATGCCACTTTTGAAGCTATCGTCGTCGCAATGACGAAGATGGACGAAAAGAAGAAGGCTGGATACAAAGCTAAGATGGAAGAAAAAGAAAAAGAGGAAGACGAAGTTAAAGCTCGTAAACCTCGCGCTGAAGAAGCTGAAGCTGAAGCTGAAGAAGCCGAAGCTGAAGTAGCTGCTGAAGCCGCTCTTGAAGAAGTAGAAACTACTGAAGCTACTTTAGTAGACTCTTCTGAAGAAACTGACGAACTAGAAGCCACCAGAGCGAGTGTCGCTGAATGGCTTGAAAATAACGTACTTAGCAAATAATTAAAGGAGAAATTAATTATGGCTCTAAAATCAGACAGATATGAACTCCAGACTGACATTAGCTTTTTCTACAATGCTGCTGCGACAACTCGCGGTTGTGTTGTATGTCATGGCGGCACGGCAGGTACTGGAGCAGCTATGGACCAAGGCGCAAATCTTTGTGTCAAGTCTAGCTCAAGTGCAGCAAGTCCTCTTGGAATTTTACTGAACGACGTGGTAGACAAAGATCTTACTCGTACTCACCTTAATCAATACAAGGATGAAGTACAAAAGGGTGGTAAGGTTACAATTCTTCGCAAGGGGTATGTAGTAACTAATGATGTTACTGGAACTCCAGCTGCTGGAGATGTAGCTTACCAGTGTGAAACCACTGCTGGCAATGTAGCCACAAGTGGAACAAATGTCGTTGGTGCTTTCTTGTCAGCAGAAGATGCTGATGGTTACGCCAAAGTCGAAGTCAACCTCCCCTAATTTAACATTCTAAGGAGAATAATAATATGCCTATTAATGAAAGACCTAGTGATGAATTTATCAGTCTTCTCCGTAAATCTGGGGATTCTGACATCAATGTAGCACAAGCAGCACAGCGTGAATTCGCTAAAGCTCTTGAGCTACCACTCCGCAAGGGTGTCCTTGTTGGAAACATTCTTGGTAACATTTTTGAAACCATTAATGTAGAAGCTGGTTCAACTACTGAGTTTCCTCTTGATCTTATCAGTCCCGGACTTGAAGGTGAGCATGTTGCTTATACAAATCCCGGTCATGGTAGAATTCCAGAGCGTTCAGTTGAAAGCGATTACGTCATGATTCCAACGTATAACGTTGCATCTTCCGTAGATTACCTTCTACGATATGCTCGTGAAGCGCGTTGGGATGTAGTTGGTCGCGCCATGCAAGTCATGGAAGCCGGTTTTGTTAAGAAAATGAATGATGACGGATGGCACACGCTGCTTGCAGCCGGTGTTGACCGCAACATTCTCGTTTATGATGGTGATGCAACTGCTGGCATGTTCAGCAAGAGGCTTGTTTCTCTCATGCAAACTGTTATGCGCCGTAATTCTGGCGGTAATAGTGCTTCAACTGGTCGTGGTCGTCTTACTGATCTCTACGTTTCGCCAGAAGCTCTTGAAGATGTTAGAAATTGGGGTCTCGATCAGGTTGATGAAGTTACTCGTCGTGAAATTTACACGGCTTCTGAAGATGGCGCACCAATTACGCGCATCTTTGGTGTTAATCTTCATGATCTTGATGAACTTGGAGAAGGTCAAGAGTATCAAAGCTTCTTCACCTCAGAGCTGTCTGGTAGCTTACAAGGCAGCGATCTTGAGCTTGTTGTTGGTCTTGATCAGTCCTCCAATGATAGCTTCGTTATGCCTGTTAAGGAGCAGCTTCAGGTCTTTGAAGACCCAACGCTCCACAGACAGCAAAGAGCTGGCTACTATGGCTGGGCAGAGCTTGGCTTTGGCGTTTTAGATAATAGAAGGATTATCCTTGGATCATTCTAATTAATTATCTGAATCCTCATCAATTAAGCCATCTCCATCTCTTGGGGGTGGCTTTTTTGTGTATATAACAGTAGGTTACAACCCCCGTGTTTTGATTACTAGGAGAATACAATATGGCTGCTATATCGGATTATCTTGAGAAAAAACTATTGAATTTCTTATTTAGGTCAGGAACTTTTACCAAGCCTACTAATGTATCCTTAGCATTGTTAAACGAAGTGCCAAAAGATAATGATACAGCATCAACATTTGCTGAAGTTCCAGAAAAACGTGTAAATGCAGGTGGAGCAGAACAAGCAACGCAGTACGCTAGAGTGTCTTTAGGGAACCCATTAGACAATGGAGACTCTAGCTGGTCAGCGCCGGGGCAAGATGCTAACTCTGCTTATTTCTTATATACTAACGAAGTAGAGAATTCAGGATATTATTATCCTCTTTACTTACAATCGGTTAAAGCTCAGTCGGCTGGAAGTGGGTCTATTACTACTTATTCTTTTGAAGAATTCCCCGGAGTAACTTTCTTTAAACCTGACGGTGTTGGATCTCCTCCCGATGGATCTGATACTAATCCAGATCCTACAGAAATTATCTTCAGAAGATACGATGGTAATGGTTTTATTCAAAACTCAGATAATATAACTTTTAGCCAAGCTGGTAAAGGTGGCTGGGGAACAATTAAGGCTGTAGCAATTGTTGATAGTAGTGAATACGGACAGGGTGAGATTATTATGTACGCACCTCTAGAAGTAGAAAAGGCAATTGGCGAGGGCGATGTTGTTCAGTTCATTCCATCTCAACTAGAAATAAGCTTAAAGTAAAATGAAACTATCAAAAAATGTCCTCGTTGATAACATCAAGAAAGATCTATTAGACAATAGTGTTGGTGCTATATCTCCACAAGATATAAGAAGAAACTTTCTTGATTTTATAGATTCTGTTGATCAGTTGACAGAGTTTGGGATTCTTAATGCTACTAACTTCTCTACAGTAGACTTACGCACTACTAGAGTAGGCCTAGAGACTTTGACCAAGAAGTCTGTTAGGGGATACAATAGTACAGACAACGTTGCTTTTGGTTACGCTGCACTTAAATCTCAGATTGACGGCATACAAAACACAGCTCTTGGATCTTTTGCTTTAACCTGCAATATGTATGGTCAAGACAATGTTGGTGTTGGTTTCCACTCTTTAGGTAGCACTATTAATGGCTATGCTAATATTGGTCTTGGAGGCTATTCCTTAAATAACAATAAAGAAGGTAGTTTCAACATAGCCATCGGTCATGGAGCTGGATACTATGTCGATAGGAACAAAAGCTATCAATTCTTTGTTGCATCTCATCCAGTAGACGAAGATTATATTTGTACAAACAAAGGTGGATCTGGACTTGTACCATTACTCCTTGGAGATCTTTCTTCTGACAGTCTAAGGCTTGGAGTAGGAATTAGAGATCTTCACAATGGAGCTACGCTACAGATCGGTGGTGATACACATCCTTCTACAAGTTCTTCTTATGATTTAGGATCTTCCTCCTATAGATTTAAAAACTTATATCTCACTAGCGTTATATCATATCCTAATAATGATTCTTTTAGTTACAACGGTACGACTAAAGAGTTTACCTTAAGTAATAAACTAACTATTAATAGTGATGTTGTTATAGATGATAACTTAACTGTAGACAAAAATATTGTTAGCAGCACTGGTTATATTTCTGCTGGGCTTCATGTTTCTGCTACTTCTGGTATTTTCAGTGATGGACTAGACGTTGGTGGCAGTATAATGCCTGATACTTCCGTTCTATATGATCTTGGAGATGTTCGTCACCAGTGGAGAAATGCTCACATATATAATTTAACATCTAATGGTGTTGCTAAATTTAATATTTTTCAAGCAGAAGAACAATCTCACTTTAGGCATAAAACAATATACTTGGCTTCTCAGTTTGAAATGGACGGTTTTGACGGTGGTGGAGTAAACGATCTTTATGAATATTTTGACCCCAACCAAACACAGTTACCCCCCAACCAACCCGTACAGTATTTGATGGATGAAGATCTTACTGGTGCTGGCTTTAGGCTTGGAGCTAGCGGTGTTGACTATGTTCGTTCATATGATTTTACTTTTAAACCTAGAAACACATCTTGGCGATACCTTTCCATAGATGATGCTTACTCTAGATCTGCATGGTTTTCTACAATTAGTATAGAGACAGCTGCTGGAAGACATGTAAAGACTGATAGAATTATTAACGGTGGTAACATAGGAATGTTTAGCTATAATGCTAGACTTGGTATATATCTTAAGGGTGGTAGAGCTTTTGTTGGAGATGAGACAACCAGCGCTATAGCAGGAATAGCAGATGTAAACTTTATTGCTTTAGAATCTGACCAAGAAGAGCATGTTGTTTCTATACAATCTCCAAACTCTGGTGTTAATACATTCTTGACATTCTTAGACAATACTTCTGTTGCTCAAGGTATTCGTGGATTTAAGACGGGCTACATAAGTGATTCAGAGCTTTCACCTCCTAACTTTTTTAATGAAGAAGAAAGTCAAAGACCAAACAGATACATTATCTCATCCTACAATGATACAGATTTTGCAAAGCGTTGTTTTACTTTATTGCAAGATGACTCAGAAGGATATGTTGGTATAAGTAATTTTGATTATTCAGAGTCCATGCTTCCAGACACAATGATAAATGTTAGAAGTACTGGCAATGCTATATGTAGATTAACAGCTGAGAACGACAGCGATACAGAAGCTAGCCTAGAATTATTAGCATCCAAAAACTGCCAAGATTATGGAGCAGCTTTTCAGTATATAAAAAATAGTGGAGTATTGAGAGTTAATACTTTCTATGATAGCATTGAAACAAATGTTCTTACCATTAGCGATAATGAAGGCACAGTTGCAATTCTTAATGATAAGATGGCAACTAATGCTATGTTATCCTTGGGCAATGACAAGCATCCAAACGCACACTTGTCGATGCGTCATTCTGCGCAGGTTCCTACTCCAACAGAAGATTATGGACAGGTATTCACTAGAACTATAGAAGGTTTAGATCTACAATCAACTTTATTATCTTTCATGGATAGTAGTGGTAATTTGTTTAATGTTGACATGACCGCTTCTAGCGCTGACGGTTCTATTATTGATAAGCCTCTTGGTTTAGACACTAGAGGTAATACATTCGGAGGCGTAAGATCCCCACTATCTAGGTCTAATCTTGCCAATACTACAAAGAACAATACAGCTATTGGCTATGAAGCTTTATCTGAATTAACCACTGGTATTGATAACACAGCTATAGGATATAAAGCTGGCAAGTATATTGATTCAGGTCATCACAATACATTCTTGGGATCTACAGTTGGCACTGCAAATCAAAATTATTCTATTCTTATTGGTACTGATTTGACAACTGAAACTGATGGAGAAATAAAAATAGGTCATGGGTCTTCTCCGCTTATTGAAGGTAAAGCTCATGGAGATGCGCGATCTCTAAGTGTTAATTCACCGTTAACAGCCGACAATCTTAGAAGTAAATCTGGGCTTATTGTTTCTTCAAATTCAAATTTGACAATCTCGTCATTCGGTACTAGCTCTGTTCAGACATTGCTTGAGTTTAAAACTGGCACATCTACTTCAAATAATATATCTTATCTTAATAGTACGTCTAGATCTTTGACTATTAAGGGTGATGTAAGGGTAGAAGGAAAGATACTATTTGGTAACAATACTAAAATAGACAATGCAAATTTCTTAGATAATATTACTAACAACTCTAGTAGAATAGACACTACTAATAGTAGAATTGCTAATAATGAAAATTCATTTAACAATCTTAAGAGTGCATTTAATTCTTTACTAGTTGAAGGTGTTGTAGAACAAGACATTTCATTTGATGACTTGCCAGTATCCTTTTCAGACACGCCTTTACAGTTTTATATCAAGAAAAAAGTTGTAGATTCATCTGGAAATTTAGTAGACGCTCCTGCTTCTCCAACTGATCCTAATTTAGTTCTAGTTGTTTTAAGAGATCCTTATCTATCTGTCAGGAAAGGTGATTATATAATAGCAATGAGGGTCAATGGTGAATACAGACCTATTACTATTACTGGCGCTCCTTAAGGAATAGGTAAGGCAGGACTATGACAACTTTAAATACATTTGTTAGACTAGAAGTAGATACTGATCTTTCTATATTTGAAGCTGAGAATAATTTGAACCTTGTTTCTTCAGTACAGGTTGCTAGCGGACCTAAAACTTCAAATCCAGATTTTGTTGGTACTAGTTCTTCTAATAATACTATATGTTTCACAAATGGTGAATATATAGAATTCCCAGACATTATTTTATTTGCTGGATCTAATGATGATTTTTACATAGAAGCCGATTTGTCATTCCCTACTCTTGAATATCCAACAATATTTTCTCTTGGCACATCTTCTCAAGGTTATATTTATGTTCAAGTTGTTGGGGGTACAAAGTATTTTAAATTGTTTGGCAGAAGTGCTAATGGTGATACCGTAGAGTTAGATAGTACCACTTTAGTAAATACTACAGACAGCTTCAATCTTATTGTAGAAAGAATTAGTGGAATTGTTTCGCTAAAAATAACAAAAGGCTCTGAACCTCAAGAGGTTGTAAGCACTAGTACCGCTTGGAATCATAAAATAGAATCTACTGGAGCTGAGAATCAAAACTATGTTGGCCTTAGAATTTTAATTGCCGATGTATGCGTCAGTAATTTTATTTTGCAAAGTGAAGCGGAACCCCCAGCGACCACTACAGTTGCGCCAACAACCACCCCGTGTCCAGAACCAAATCCAACCCCTGATTGTGAAAATGGAACATTAGTCCCAATATATCATCCAATTACTCAATGTTTGATTGGTTATAATTGCGTAGAAGATACTATTACTTCG